CGCAACCATGAAATTAACCGCTGGCAGATAATGGGAATGTGCGCCACTGGTGCGCCAGTGTTCATAGAGGCCGCACGCGGTAAATGCCAGATTAGGGCATGGACTGATTTTAACCAGTTGGCGCTGTTTTTAGAGGCGCTCGGGGTGCAGCATTACGAGGTTCACAATAAATCTATCAAGTGCTAACCAAAATCAACTTTATCAACGCCGCCTAACCAGCGGCGTTTTGATAGATTGCATGATCGATTTTACCGATCGATACAATCGCATTGATCACTGAAAGTGATTAATTAGCGAGCACAGGACGGCAACAAATTTTCAACCTACTTTCAGCGTGGGCTTTCGTTTAGGTTCTGTTTATATCGACAGTTATGCGTGACACTATGTGACATAAAGTGACGACGTTCCTCTATTCAACTGGTTATGCTCGACATTTTTGCCAACAGGCTTTGTTATAAATAACGATCAATTTTTGATCGGATGTAGCATAAAAGATTATTCAAATCAGCCAGATAAATAGCCTTGCATAGATACATAGTTTTTGTGCATACTTGGGAAAACAAAATAACACTGTTTATACATACAGTTAAACTGTGCTATTTAATCACATCTTAGCAGCGCAAAGTGCTTCTGAATTTTGATGAGTTTTACCCTATTAACAAACTGAACGAGTTTGCTACAGTGGGTTATGCAAGCCGTGATGGCTTTGTTTTGTGGGATTCTGGGTCCCGGTAACGTTGGCAGTTGAGTAGCACCAAGTGTGCAAAGGGGGATTTGTGGTTGATGGTGATTATGCGCATCGGCATTTGGAACGCATTATGTATGTAGCCGATAGTTCTTTGCTTTTGAGAGATAAACCAGAACAAAAAGAACTGGCTCTGGAAGTCATCAGAAATATCATTGAGGCTTATTTCAGGCAGGAGAAATTGTCCAAAATAGACAATGCATATCATGATTCCCCTCCCCCTGCTGATGTTACCTAAACACTGCATGTCTATGCTGCATGAAATCGCATGATCGCAAAAGGATCGCAATCACTCCGGCCCGCCAGTATTGGCGGGCTTTTGCTTATATCGGGCACCTGCATGAAAACTATTACACGAAGCGGGCAGGCGTGGCGGGGCTACCATTGCGCGCGGCGGGGTTTGGGGTGGGTTGAGGCCCTCGCAAGGTCCACGCAGGCCGCCGCAGCGGCACGCTGGCACGTCGTGACGTGTGCTCATGCGCAAAGGTGTGAGTGTGGCAAGGTGCGCACAGGGTGCTGCTGTGGCTTTCTGGTTGGGTTATGGCGTAAAAAAACCGCCCGGGTGGGCGGCTATGGTCAGGAAGTCGCAGGAAATTTGCTATCAGGCTGGCATATCCAGGCTGTAAGGGGCGAAGCGGATCACCTCCTCACCCAGCCAGTTATTCAGTTCCATCATGCGGTTCTGTAATGGGGTCAGTTCATTGCGCACAAAGACTGTGCTGGCTTTACCTACATCACCAAACCCGCCAGCGTTCTGCGGAATGATGCCCATCATCTGCGGTGGTACACGGTGAACGGCCAGCATGTCATCACGGCTGACGTTCTTGATGTTCAGAAACTCATCCTTTGCCGCCACTTCTGACAGCGGGATTATCTGGATGCCGTCCTTCTTCCCGTTCGGGCTGTACATAAACAGGTTGCGGAAGTTGCCCGGACCTTTGGTTTTCTTCATCGCTTCCCTGATGTTGTCCACATCAGACTGGTTCTGAGCCGGGTCGCTCATGTACATGATGAAACCAGCGTGGTTGCCGTTAAGATAATACTTCCGACGAAACAGCGTAGCGGACTCATTTAACAGCATGGCCGGAATAGCACTGAGATAATCAGGCAGTCCGTACACCTCCTGATTTATATCTGGCTCCAGCAGGTGAAACACATTCCCCGTTTCAAACTGGTACGGCTCCGTGGTGTAGCCATACTGAACAAACCAGTAGGTATCAAAGTCGATACCGCGACGGGTGTATTTTGCCAGTGTGGGTTCAAGTGACAGTGTTTGCCCCAGACGGCTGACGCGGCGTTCCAGATAGGCGTTGCCAAACACTAAGAAGTCCTGAACAAAGCGACTGAATTTCTGCTGGCTCAATAGCTTGTGTGGGATAAACGTACTGGTCAGAATGTTACGTTTTACTGATAAAGGTGAACTGTGATGCACAGCCGAGCGAAACGAGCGTGCCAGCCCGTCAAAGCTAATTGGCGGTTCAAACCATCGGTCAATCTGCACGCATTCCAGATAGTCCATCAGTTCGCGGCGGTCCAGCACGGGGATCGGGTCACCAAAAGAAAACGCCTCCGCGTGCGCCTGAGCCTGTTCGGGCTGGGTGCGTAGCTGCTCGGCTAGTTGGCGGTTTTTACGCTTGCTCATTTATGCCACCGCCTGCGGCCATTGGCACATATACGCCATTGCAAAATGTTCCGCAGTAAAGCTACGGCGAAGGGATTCAACCAGCTCTTTTGTAAATAGCATGCAGTCCGAACTGAGCAGGTCTTCAATAGTGATAACGCCATTCCATGCATCACATTTCGGCGCAGTGATTTTTTGATAAACCTGCCAGGCTGCATCCGAAGGAGAAGGGGTGGTGTAGAAAGTCTGTCGATGTTGCTTATGGCACGCCAGCCCACTGGCAAGTTTCATCAGGAGTACCGGGTCATGAGTCCAGGCATATTCAGGAACGTAAACATTCCCACTGTATGCCGCCATCAGGGCATCAGCCATCAGGAATGAAATCTGGGCACCATTTGATAGACGATACACCACACGACTACCAGTGAAAGACTGTTCTGCCAGCCCCTCAAAACTACCCTGACGTAATAATGACAAGAAATAATGATGTGAGATATCCAGCAGCCCCTCATCATCAGACAGGAAAATCTGGTCACGGCCGGTGCGTACTGCATCCATCAATGCTTCCAGTGTAAACAGCCAGTCAGCGCCACATTGTCGTGTTTTCGTTAAATGACGGGTGCGGTTTTCCTGCTTGCTCCATTCGCGCTGGTAACTGAATGTATTATCAATAAACAGCTGATTCAGTTTGCTCAGGGCATCGCTTGCCAGGTTGATTTTATGCATCAGAAAATCTCCACAATATTGGTATTGCTGGCGTTGATACCTTCCAGCGGTTCGTTAAATAAGGCGTGCATGGTTGCCCACGCTAAATCGGCGTGACTGGCTTCTTCACTACGGCTTGCTTCATAGGTTGGGCGGTTGCCACTGGCGGTGGTAGAACGGCGAATGGCCATAAAACTCTGGGCGATATCGGTGTGGCCCGCGTCAAACTCCAGGCGGCGGTGGCTGATAATGTCGTAGGCTTTCAGTACCAGGGCGTTTTTCACGTTCGGGTTGTAGACAAACTCCCGTACACCAGGGAAGAACGCTTTCACGTTCTCATAGACACCATGGCCGACGCCGGTAGAGTCGATACCGATATAGGCCACGTTATACTGCTGCGTCAGTTTCCTGATGGCCTCTGCCTGAGCGCGGAAGTCCAGACCGCGCCACTGATGACGTTCAAGAATGCGGAACTTGCCACCTTCCACAATCGGTGGCGCAATCACCACACATCCGGCGCTGTCACCGTTCTGTGTTCCCTTTGCCGGGTCGTAACCAATCCACACCGGACGCCAGCCAAACGGGCGTAACATCAGCGGTTCGAAGTCGTCCCACACTTCCCAGCTGTCCACCATGCACGCCTGTAAATCAGCAAGCGGAAATATCGACGCCAGGTCGTCGATAAAGTCACACATCAGCAGGTTCTGGTATTCGTCCGGGCTGTATTCGAGGCGTAGCTGGTCGAGGTCAAACAGATTGCAGCCACCGTTGACGGCATCTTCCACAGTGACAATCTGGCGATACTGACCATCCGGGCAAATGACGCCACGCGCTAAATGCGTGTGGGTCAGGTCGATGTCCACCCGGTCCGTCTTGGCTCGACCCCGGTTATACAGGGCACCCGACCAGAACGGGTACGCACTGTGGGTCAGGCTGGAGGGAGTAGAGAAATAGGTCTGACGCCACTTTTTGTGCAGCGCCATACCTGATGCGACTTTGCGCAGCTCCTGGAATTTCGGTATCCAGAAATATTCATCCAGATACAGATTGCCGTGATAGCTCTGCGCGGTGCGGGCGTTAGTACCGAGGAAATACAGGCAGGCCCCGTTGCTCAGTGTCATGGGGTCGCCTTTCAGCTCGACTTCCACCTCGCGGGCAAACTCCAGAATGTACTGTTTGAATACGTGCGCCTGGGCTTTACTGGCTGACAGGAAAATCTGGTTGCGGCCAGTGGTCAGCGCATCCAGTAGCGCCTCGCGGGCAAAGTAGAACGTCGCCCCAATCTGGCGGGATTTAAGCACGTTACGGATACGGTGTTTATTCCCGGCATCCCACCAGTTGCGCTGATAACCAAACAGCGAATCGTGGAAAATCTCCTGGAGCTTTTCGATTTGCTCATCACTGAAGACGTTCTTTTCCGGTGGCTTGCGGTCGCCTTTGTTGCGGTTGGCCACGTTCGGATTCAGGTCAGCTTCATTGCCGCCATTGTTGAATTTACCGATGCGGGCATGACGTTCTGACTGTCTGGCCAGCAGGTCGATTTCTTTAAAATCCCGCCCCTCTTTAGCGGGGTTCATGATCAGCTGACAGTAACGCGCCGCCGTGGTGAGCTGCATCTGCTCAAGCGGTCCATAGCTCCCCCACTTGTCGCGCTTCTTC